ACGGTCGAGGTCTCGGCCATCCGCGGCGACTCGCGCCAGTCCGCCTTCGAGAACCTCCTGGGCGCCTGGGGCAAGCACCAGTACCGTCCGACGCTCTCCGTCCGCATCCCGACGGCGAAGGCCCTCGCCGACATCTACGACGCCGTCCAGGCTATCCGGGGCGTCGAGGTCGTCGCCTACCGGTCGCACGGGTAAGACATGCGAGATGTTCTCCACCTCTGCGCGTTCTTCCCCCAAGACATCGAGCGGGTGATGAACATGTACGTCGCGGGCATCTCGGTCGAGGCTATCTCGCAGGTGGTGGGTTTCTCCGTCCGGGAAATCAACTTCATCATCGACCACTACGCGCCTCATCTCGACGACGCTTGACATCCGCCCCTCAGCCGACTAGGATGACCGACATGCCCGAGCCCACCGTCTACACCGACGCCGACCTCGTGAAGTTCCACCCCGCCTTCATGGAGGCGATGTCGCTCTGGTCCCTCCGCTGCGCCCAGTACGTCGCGAAGCACGGCGACAAGGGCTCGTGCGTCATCGGCGCGGGCATCGGCGTGTACTACCGCGGGCCGCGCAAGCGCTCCTACGAGCTGAAGCTGGTCATCGACGTGCCGATGACCGCGTCGCAGGGCTCCTGCACCTGGGAGGCGTCCGTGCCCGAGGTCATCGCCTTCCTCAAGACCCGCGGCATCGAGGCGCACCATATCTACGGGCGGATGGACTAATGCGACTCGTCAACCGCTGGGCCCTGGTCAAGTACGACGGTCGCGAGGTCCCCGTCCTCATCGAGAAGCGCACCTCCGAGGGGCTCGTGGGGCTCTACCCCGTCGCCAAGCTGGTCGGCGCGCACCCCGAGTTTCCCCGCATCACCTTCCAGAAGTCCGACATCCTGGAGCTGCGATGAACTTCCCCAAGCTGAACCTCGTGACCCTCCGCGCCGGGACGAAGTTCTACGGCTGCCTCCCCGACGGCACCATCTCGGCCGAGCGGGTGCTGACCGAGGACACGCAGGTCGAGCTGGTCTGCTCGACCGACACCTACAACGTGTACGACACCGCGGACGGCCTGACGTTCATGGTGAAGAAGACGGACGAGGTGCGGTGATGGCTCCCAAGTGGCACTGCGCCAACCCCGAGACGCGCAAGCGGCTGTGCGGCATCGACCCAACGAAGGGGGCCGCGCTGGACCTGCCGCACTTCAACATGGCGGCGTGCATCAATAACCGGTCGAAGCTGTGTCAGAAGTGCCTGAAGCTGTACGAGGCCGGGAAGGAACCCTAATTGCGCCGATTCGTCCTCATCCTGCTGCTCGCCGCCTGCGCGGAGAAGCCCGTCGACCTCCGAGACGGCTGGACCGTGACCGGCCTCGCGCCCGAGGGGCTCGACGTGGCGCTGACGGTCGCACACGACCTCGCTCCGTGCAGCATCGAGCCCTGGGGAGGCGACATCGACTTCGTCGAGGGCCCCGTCGACTGCTACGGTGTCCCGGGCACGGGCTGCTGGTTCGGCGACGACGAGGACGCCTACCGCATGGACGTGGGCGTCGCCTACTCGCCCGAGCCGATGACCGCGTGCCGCGAGGACGGCTACTGCAAGACCCACGTCCTCGACCGCGTCGACCGGACCGCGCTCTTCCACGAGCTGAACCACTTCATCGTGCCGTACTGCACCGACTCGACCTGGGGCAACGAGCCCGACGCGAGCTACGAAATCGCGATGAACGCCGAGTGGCGCGCGCGGATGGGGCTCTAGCGACCAGTGCCGACCATGTCCTACCACCAGCGCCAACCGCTCGCGCGGATGGCCTGCTGCGGGAAGAGGAAGAACGCCGTGAGGAACCCGGCCACGCACTGCATCATCGGCGCGCGGTAGAACTTCAGCACGGGATGGAGCGTCTCGTAGGGCGTCTTCCACAGGGAGATGTCGAGAGCGAGCGTGCCCGCCACGAGCATCCAGAAGGCGATGGCGGGGTAGGGCGTGCTCCACGTCTTCCAGCCCACCCAGTTCCACCACCAGTGTGCCATCATCGCCGACCAGAAGAACGGAAGCACGTTCGCCTGGTAGCCGCGGTGCTGCATCACGGTCGAGATGACGGCCACGTTCATGCTGCTGGTGCCCGGCAGACCTCCGCCGAACACCCCCTTCGAGCGGAGCCAGAGCGCCACCAGCTCCCACACGAGCCAGATGGGGAGGAAGAATACGCTGATGAGGAAAGTCCAGTCGTTCAGTTTCATGGCGCGCTCCGTGAGGTGGAGATTACCTCGCCACTAAACCGGCCGCACGGGCACGTGAGTCATGCCGTGCTGGCGCGCTGCTTCGAGCTGCTCGTGGCCCTGGTCGACGAGCCACGTGCCGTCACCCTGGTCCATCGCCGTGACCGGCGGGACCTTGTGCCCCTGCCCACGAGCGAAGTTCGCGGCGTGGAGCGCGGTCTTCCACTCCTCGTGGTTGTTCGTCGGCGTGAGCTGCGCGATGGGCACGCTCTTGAGCCCCTCGTGCCCCTCCGGCTCCCACGTCTTCGTCTCGGGCTTGTCCTCCACGAGCCCCGGAACGGAGAAGCCGAGCGCGCGGTAGTGGGGCGCGAAGTCGTGGCGAGCGAGCGGAACGATTTGTCCCTGACGGTCGATGGTGAGTCCGGCCTGCTTCAGGTACTTGTTGCGCAGCATGTCGTCGTCGATGGGCTTCGCCCCCGACACGTGGTTGCGCTTCATCGGCACCGGGCGCGACGTAGGCAGCGACGGGTGGTTCCAGATGACGTGGCCGCCGTCCTCGCGGTCGAGCACCCAGCCGTAGTGCTCCAGGGCCCGCTTCAGGTCGGCGTACTTCACGTCGTACTTCAGGAGCGGCGTTCCGAACTCGTCCTCGGACTTCTCCAGCTTGCCGCGGCGAGCCTCGACGCCCGCGGTGGGCCGAGCCTTGAAGCCGCGCTGGTACTCCCACTCACGGTGGTCGGCGTGAACCCAGGTGATGCGCCCCTGGCCGTCGAAGCCGAACCCGGGCAGAACCGTCGCGAGCGCACAGCGGCAGTGCGGGTGCATGAGAAGCCACGAGGGGACATTGTCCGTCGGCTTATGGTACTCGTTCGAGACCTCGCTGGACTTGAACACGCGCGGAGTGAAGCCGTCAGGCAGGAGGTGGACTCGCCTGCACTCCTTGCAGAGGTCAACGTCCTTCACCGGGATGAAACAGACGACCGGGTCCTCGACACCGAGGCCGTCGTTGACCTGGTCGATGCCCTCCTTCACGCCCATCGTCTGCGCGTGCTGGGTCTCGGTGGCGACCACGGTCTGGACGTTGGACTTGACCTTGCCCCACAGCTCAGACATCTCGCCCTGGACCGCGCTCTTGAAGTCCTCGGGCTTGAGACGCCCCTGGTCGATGTCGTGCAACAGCCCCTGGATGCGGCGCTTGGTGGCCGCCTTCGCGTCCGAGCGGTGCTTGTTGATGTAGTCCTCGGCGACCGCGGCGATGCCCTGCATCAGCTCGCCGTCGACCCGGCCACCCTCTTCGTTCACCGCCGCCTCGAAGATGCCCGGCAGCGTGTAGCCGTGGGTGAAGCCGATGAACATGCGCTTGCCGGTGAACGAGTGCCCGAGGAGTCGCGTGAGCAGCTCGTCAAAGAGTTCGTCCACCTCGGCGTCGATGAGGCTGCGCTGGTAGGAGTTGAGGCGAGGGGCCGCCATGCGCTACCCCTTCTTCGGAGGCTCGATGGAGTCGGTGATGCGCCTCACCCGGTGGTCCATGTCACGCGCGAAGGCGTCCATGATGGCCTTGTTGGCTGCGATGGTCCGCTCGCGCAGACGACGCTTCGAGGGCGGCATGTTCTTCTCGCCCTTCGACAAGAGGTTCTCGGACTTCGAGACGATGGAGAGGAGCTGGTCGACGCCCGTGCTCAGGTCGCCCGTATCCTGCCCAGGAGAACTTGCCTGGTCAGGAGAAGGCTGAGGCTGCCCGCCCGAGGGTTGGCCGCCGCCGCCCGAAGGTGGCTGACCGCCCCCAGGAGCCCCACCCTGCGCCGCGGCCTGCTGCTGCATGGCCTGCTGCTGCTGGACCATCTGCTGCTGCTGCTGCCAGAACGGGTTCATGAAGAAGGCGTACTGCGGGTCCTTTGAGGCGCCCTGGATGCCGAGGAAGTCCTCCAGGATTTGACCGAAGGGCACAAACATCTGGAGGTACTGGAAGTAGGTCGGGTTGAGCGGGATGTCGGCCGCGAGATGCTTCGGCAGCGGCTTCTTCTCCAGCTTGAGTCGGATGTCGTTGAACGTCATCCAGACGCCCATGTCCTGCTGGATGCGGACCGACTCCTTCTCCTCGGTGTCGGCATCGAGACCGACCAGCTTCAGCTTCGCGACCTTCGAGAGATGCTCGTCGATGAGCGGAAGAATCGAAGAGTTGAGGAAGTCCTCGATGGACGCCATGAGTGGACGGATGCCCACGTCGCGCGCCGCCGTCAGCTTGTACTCCTCGTTGCTCTCGGAGAGGCTCTGGTTGTTCGTGCCTCGCGACAAATGCTGGTAGCCCGGCAGCTCTTCCGGAGACATCTGGAACGCGGAGAGCAGGGTGCGAGCGTTCGCGTCGGCGAGGTACTGGAACTCCATGTCCCGGCCACCGCTGGAGTCGATGGCCGCCCAGGTCAGCTCGTCCTCGGGACCGATACCGAAGACCGGCATGCGCCAGGCGTTCTGCACGGAGTTGATGGAGGCGTTGAACTGCTGCTTCACGCCCTGCACGATGTCGGGGTCGATGTCCGCCGACTTGATGATGAGCATGCCGCGCGCGGCGCGGCCGGTCTGGAAGTAGAGGCGATTGTGGTGCGTGATGTTGATGTGGGTCGTCACCGCGGACAGCGCCGTGTCGAGCGGGGTGACGGGGTAGCCCATCTGCTCGATGTCGGTCACGCTGTACGGAGAGTGAACGAGCATCTCCTGCGCGCCGAACGCCTGGAGAGGGCGGCCCTCGAAGACTTGGACCCAGGCGTACTCTTCGTTCTCGAAGCCCTCCTTCTTCAGCTTCTCGTTCTTGAGGTTCTCCATCAGCCGGAGCGCCATCTCGCGCACCTGCTGGTTGACCTCATGGTACGGCGCGGCGAAGTAGATGGTGCCCGCGTCGGTCGGACGGAAGGAGTGGAACTTGCGCTTCGAGTCGTCGTTGGGGGCGTCGGGGTCCGGAGTCCAGACGATTTCCGTCGCCATCCTGCCCACCACGCACACATTGCGGGTGGACATGTAGAGGAACTCGGGGAACGAGCACTTCTCCTGCTCGCTCCAGCCGTTGGTGTGGCCGCAGGTCGAGACCAGCTTCTCCGCGCGCGTAATGCGCTCCTGGAGCGCGCTCTTCTGCGTGGGGTCCAGCTTCTCCTCGACGCCCCTGTTGACGACGATTTTGAAACCCTTCTGGTGCCGGTCCTCCTGCTGACGACCGAACTGGGCGATGTGGTTCGAGCGCGTGTGGACGATGGCCGCAACCAGGTCGTCCTGGATGGCCATGCGCTTGAGCAGCGAGTCCGGAACGCCCTGAAGCTTCGGCCGGTAGATGCCCGCGTACTCGGTGATGCGCTGAGGGTCGCGCTCGAACGCGAGGCGCTCCAGCGAGTCCTCGGGGCCGTTCAGGACGTTGGCGACCGACTTCTGGAGGGTTCGGCCGACGGCCTCGGGGTTCTTGCCGAGGGCCCGGGCGCTGTCGGACGTGACGTAGATGGAGTGGAGGTCCGTGCGCTGAGGACGAGCGCGCTGGCTCTTGGACAGAATCTGCGCGCTCCGCTCGACGGTCGGCAGCGTCGTCATCACGAGCGAGTCGAGCAGGTTGACCGGCGACGACATGGGTTAGCCTTCCAGGTAGGCGACGATGACGTTGACGTTGACCGCCACGTCCGAGACGTTCTGAACCGAGAGCTGGGTGAGGAGCCCGTACAGCTCCATCCAGCCGCCCACGGGCGCCGCGAGAGGGTCAGCGAACTTCACCG